TGGGGCCATTGACTACGTGCGCAATATCTTGCTGGGCAAGGGCCGGTATCTGGCTGGCTCCAACGGTGATTACCGGGTGCTGCTGCCATCCGAGAATAAGCGGCAGGTCGACCTATATATGGGGCAAGCCGACAACAAGCTTCGCCGTGCTTTGAAGCTGAGCAAGAACATGCCAGCGGCAACAAAACAGCATGACAACACATCGGCGCGAATCATGATGAAACGCGAGTCGATACGCGAACACGCAGCAGCATAACCACCGTCCCGGCCATGCGCCGGGGCCATGAGGCAAAGCCACTTAGGCTTTTCTGATGGCACCCCCACCGCCGCAGTGTTAGCGACTGCGGCAGGCCGAAAGGCCGAAGCCTGGCCTCCCCAGAAGCACGAAGCGGTGCTTTGTCCGCAAGGGGGGTGCCATCAACCTATTCAACCAAGCCCTGCAATGCGGGGCTTTTTTCATGAGGCCCGACATGGACGTTATCTCCGCAGAACTCGCGGCCGAGATTGCCGAGCGCGAGATTGCAGACGCTGCCCACCGGCAAGCCAGCCGCGTGATTGCTGCTATCCGGCTTGTCCCGGCCTATGCCGTCTGCCCCGAGCTGGTAGCGCAGATTGCCGCCGCCCTGGGCGCGATGTGCACCCACCTGCCGCCCGAAGCGCGAGAGATTGCGCAAGGGTATTTTGACGACTGCCACGACGATATGCGGGGGTTCGCATGACACCGATCATTGAACTGATCAACGACGCCGCCTACTGGACAAGCGCCTACGGCGTGTGGCGGCACGATGGAGTGATGTGCAAGCCCGGGCGGTACGCGGTTGTGTGCAGCCGCGTCACGCTGGCGCTGGCCCGTATGCAAGGAGTAGAAAAGCCGCATGTTGCGTGCGTTGTGGACGACTTCGGCGATCTCGTGGCGGTGCCAGCATGAACAACGAAACCATCCTCAGACAAGCCCTCGAAGAATGCGCCGACTCGATGGCCGTGCTGCTTGCCATCACCGAAGGCAGGCCAATGAAAGACGCCTGGGGCACGCCCATTGACATGACCGGCGTGCACCTTGCGCATGTAGCCGCACTGCGGGCACTCAAAGAGGCAAGGCCGGTGATTTACAAGACAGGAGAACCGCAATGATCCGAATGCCACCCTACCTAGACAACTGCACCAGTCGATTCGCCCGCACAACCCGATGTGACGGGCACGCGATTTACTACCACCCAGCGCCGATTACAAGGCGCTTTTTTTATGCACTCATGGACTACTGCACCGTCATTCTGGTCGGCGTGGCGCTGGCCGCTGGCCTGGTGTACGGCTGGAGCCTGCCATGAGCCGTCTTGTGGACTTCTACCGGCTTTTTAGGCTGTACCGGCAGATCCACAACCCCATCAACGCCGCCCGGTATGCGTGGGCGGTATCAGGAGGATGACCATGAATGAAACGACAGAACTGATCGTCCTGCCGCCAAAAGAAACGGCGCTGCAGGTTTATTCCACGCCACAGGGCTTGGAGCCGTACCTTGCGAAGATCAAGGAAGAGCTTGACTCCTTCGTGCCTGACGTGACAACAAAGAAGGGCCGCGACGCCATCGCCTCGATCGCCTACAAGGTTGCCAAGGGAAAGACCGCACTGGACAACATCGGCAAGGAACTGGTGGCCGAACTCAAGGACGTGCCCAAGAAGATCGACGCAGAGCGCAAGCGCATGCGGGATCTTCTGGACCAGTGGAAGGATGAAGTGCGGGCGCCACTGACGGCATGGGAAGAAGCCGAAGCCGCGCGAGAGGCACGCCACAAGGCAGGCGTCCAGTGGCTCAGCGACCAGGGGCGCGAGATCGGCTTTCTCAAGCTGGACGAATTGCAAGCCGCTATCGCCGCCGTGGATGCGCGGGTTGTTGACGAGTCGTGGGAAGAATACGAGGCCGAAGCGCACCGGGCCAAGGCAAGGACGCTGGACGCGCTGTCTGCAGCCATCGCAGCCAGGGAGCGCGAAGCAGCAGAGCAGGCAGAACTTGCCAAACTGCGCGCCGAAGCGGCTGCACGGGAGCAGAAGGACCGCGAAGAACGCATTGCCAGCGAGGCAGCAGAGCGCGCCCAGCGCGAAGCAGAAGCCAAGGCCCAAGCGGAACGCGAAGCCACCATCAAGCGCGAGGCCGACGCACAAGCCGCCGCCGAGCGCCGCGAGCTGGAGTTGAAGCTGCAGGCCGAACGCGCAGAACGCGAGAAGGCCGAAGCCATCCAGCGCGAGCAGCAGGCCAAAGCAGATGCGGAGCGCCAAGCAGCCGAAGCCGTAGCCGCAGAGCAGCGCCGGGTTGCCGCACAGGCCGCAGCGGACGCCAAAGAAGCCGAACGCCGCGAGCGCGACAAGGCCCACAAGACCGCCATCAACCGCGCGGCACTGGATGCCTTTGTCACGGGCGGCATGACCGAGGAATGCGCAAAGCTGGCCGTCACGCTGATTGCCAAGAAGGCGATCCCGGCTGTATCCATCACCTACTGAGAACCACCACCATGAACGCTGTCGTTGAAGTTGAAACAGCCAGCATGGTTCCCGCACGAAGCGCGAACCCAACTGCTGAAGTCGTCGCGCATGCCAAGACTGTGCAACAGGTCATGCAGGCCGTGATGAAGCCGAATGTGCACTACGGGGCCATCCCTGGCGCTGGCGACAAGCCTACGTTGCTCAAGTCCGGCGCAGAGGTGCTGTGTATGACCTTCCGCATAGCCGACCGCTACGAGGTAACAGACCTGTCGCGCGATGGCTCCATTCGCTACCGTGTGAACTGCGTGGGCGAGCATCAGACCTCTGGCGCGACGCTGGGCTCTGGCCTTGGCGAGTGTTCCAGCGATGAGGAAAAGTACCGCTGGCGCAAGGCCGTGTGCGTGGAGGAATTTAACGCGACCCCAGAAACGCATCGCCGCCTAAAGTTCGGACGCAAACAGGGCGGCCACTACACCGTGCAGCAGGTTCGCACCGAGTCTGCAGACCTCGCCAATACGGTACTCAAGATGGCGTGCAAGCGCGCCAAGATCGCCATGGTGTTGAACGTCACGGCAGCGTCAGACATGTTCAGCCAGGACTTGGAAGATCTGGACGCTGAACTTGTTCGCCACCTTGTTGACGACGAGCGAGAGGCGCAGATGCAGATTGTTCGTGATGACTGGTGCGCACACGCGATGGCGGCGCCAGACGAGACGGCACTGCGCAAGACCATGCAGGACGGCGTGAAGGTGTTCCAGGCCGCGCGCGACAAGGACGGTTACGCCACATTCGCCAAGGCCGTGCAGAAGCGCGGCGCGGAACTCAAGCAACAAGGAGCAGCACATGCGTGAAATTCTGATCCGGTGCAGTTCGCTTGGGAAGATCATGACCGAGCCTAAGACGCTCAAAGAAGGCCCGCTGTCGGTGGGCGCAAAGACCTATATCCGCGAGCTGGCCCAGCAGGAAATTCTGGGGGTTGACTTTGAATTTTCCAGCAAGGAAACACAGAAGGGTATAGAGGTCGAGGATGACAGCATTGCACTGCTGAACCGGGTGCGCAGGCTGAGTCTCTCCAAGAACACCGAGCGCCGAAGCAACGGGCTGATAAGCGGCGAGTGCGACCTCTACGATGCGGAGCGAAAGCGTGGGCACGACCTGAAATCATCCTGGTCGGCCAAGACCTTCCCCGGCTGGGTGGCGGACTGCGAAGACAAGCTCTACGAATGGCAGATGCGCGGCTACATGATGCTTTGGGACGCCGAAGAATGGGAAGTGAACTACGCCCTGGTGGACACCCCTGAGCGCCTGATCGGCTTCGAGCCACTGCAGATGCATATCGTCAGCCACATCCCGGAACACATGCGCCTGACAAGCTGGACGATTCAGCGCGATTACACCAAAGAGCGCGCCATCGTCGAAAAGGTAGGGGCTGCGCGCGAGTATTACGCCCAGGCAATCGCAGAGTTCGATCAGATCCACCAAATCCCTGAGCTGCTCGCAGCTTAACCAACACCCAGCGGGCAGGCTGCTGGGTATTTTAGAAAGGCCATCATGGCAAGCGTTAACAAAGTGATAGTTGTCGGGAACATTGGCCGCGACCCTGAGATTCGCACCTTCCCGAGTGGCGACCAAGTGGCAAACGTCACCATCGCCACAACTGACAAGTGGAAGGACAAGCAGAGCGGAGAAATGAAAGAGGCCACCGAGTGGCACCGTGTTGTGTTCAATGGCCGCTTGGCAGAGATTGCAGGCCAGTACCTTCGCAAAGGCTCTCAGGTGTACGTGGAAGGATCACTACGCACCCGCAAGTGGACGGACCAGAGCGGCGTGGAAAAGTACAGCACAGAGATTCGCGCGGATCAGATGCAGATGCTTGGCGGTAAGTCTGGCGGCTCAGACGCCACGGCACCGACACCGCAGCGACAGGCACCACCGCCAAAGCCAGCACCGCCAGCACCGCCAGCAGGATCAGGCTTTGACGATATGGACGACATTCCGTTCTAACCACCCACCACCCCACACCCAGCCCTGCAAGTCAGGGCTTTTTTAATGCCATGACCTATTCAAATTTTGTAAAAAGCAAGTTGCTGGCAACCCCACCAGTCGGGATCACGCGAGAAGTGGATCTGATTAACGGGTTGTTTCCACACCAGCAGGCACTTGTGAAATGGGCGCTTCGCCGTGGACGTTGCGCGATCTTTGCTGATA